GGCGTTTATCGTTGCTTACAATAGCGACCCAACGACCATTGCAAACCCGATTATCAAAACCGAGATTGCAGCACGTAACCCGAACGAACCGTTAGGAATGCCCGTTTACGTTACCAACGCAACCGAGTTTCCCGCCGGGGGTGGTGGTGCGGGTGCATAAACCGCAATACGGAACGATTATTTAACCGAGGGGACGGGGTGGTTATCCCCGCCCCCTCTTTTTAAATTAATGATATGGAAAATTGGAAAGTAATACACGATTTCCCTAATTATGAAATAAGTAATTACGGAAACGTGCGTAATAATACAAAGATGGTTAAAACCGTTCCCAATAAGCACGGGTATAATGTTGTAGTATTGTACAATGGTACTCGTAAATCTGTTAATGTTCATAGATTAGTTGCGGCGGCTTTCATTCCGAACCCGGACAATAAACCATGTGTTGACCATATAGACGGCAACAAATCGAATAACAAGGCGGACAATTTGCGTTGGGTTACAACCAAAGAAAATTGTAATAATCCAATAACAAAATCACGCCTAAATAAAAAGATTGGTGAATATATGGTTGGGAGATTAGGCGGATTGCACCAACGAGCAAAACAAATTGCGATGTATTCCATTTGCGGCGATTTGATAAAAACATTTTTATCAGTAAAAGACGCACAACGGGAAACGGGTTTAAATGATAGTAATATTGTTAAATGCTGTAAGGGTATAAAAAAAACTTGTGGCGGTTATATTTGGGCTTATGTATAGGATTAAGGAAATACAAGATAAGTTATTGCACGTCGTCGGTTGGGAACAATCATATAATCCCGCCGAGGCAATCGCCGAGCAATTGACGGAAACCGAAAGCGGGTTATATTTTCAAGGGGCGCACCCGCTTGTAACGTTGGATAATATGGCAGCAATCGTCCCGGACAATTGGGGCTTTCAATACCCGGTTTGGAACGATACAAAGGAATGGAAAGCCGAAACCGTGGTACAATACGCCAACGATGCGGCGGGCAAACCTTTGTATTGGGTTGCTTTGGTTGATAACGTCGCCGATGTTCCCGCCGAGGGTTCGACCTTTTGGGAGAAATACAACATATTGTCCGACTATTTGGAGCGTTTGACCCGCAACGGAATTTCCACGGCGGTACAAACGTTTACACAAATAAAGCAGTTGGATAAGGAAACAAAGAATCTTTTGGAGCGTCGCCCGTTCTTTGACGGTGCGGGGCGTATCAGAGCAACCCAACCCAATACACACAAGTTGGTCGGGTTTGAAATCGTCCCGGTGCGGGCAATGGGAGTTACCGCCCAAATAAACCGGGTCGGCTTGCAAATGACAGGGGCAACCGGAACCGTGAGATTGTATTTATTTCATTCGTCCCAAATCGACCCGATAAAAACGTTTGATTTGGAATTTACCGTTACCAACGGAGGGTTCCAATGGTTTGAGTTGACCGACTGTTTTTTGCCGTATATCAGCGACGACAACAACGCCGGGGGTGCGTGGTTCCTATGTTACAACCAAGACGAATTGCCCGCCGGAATGCAGGCAATAAACATGACGAAAGATTGGAGCCGGGAACCGTGCGGAACGTGTACCGGGTACGGCAATATTGAGGCATGGAAGCAAATAACAAAGTATTTGCAAGTGTCGCCGTTTATGTTCAACGCCCCGGAAACATTCGCCGAATACCCGGAGTTGTGGGATATTGCGTACACGATGTACACCAATACACAGAATTACGGGTTGAATTGCGAAATAACCGTTGGTTGCGACCTTACGGATTTTATCGTTTCTCAACGGTCAATATTCCAAACGGTAATACAACGCCAAGTTGCGGCAATCGCTTTGCGCACGTTGGCAATGAACCCCAACGTAAGGGTAAACCGTAACCAATCCAACGCCTCTAAAATGGAAATTTTGTATGAGTTGGACGGGAATGTTGAGGGTCGCCCCGGCGGTTTGGGTTATGACCTTAAAAAAGCGTTTGAGGCATTGCGATTGGATACGCAGGGTATCGACCGCATTTGTTTGAGTTGTAACAACCGGGGTGTAAAGTACCGGACAACATAATTGGATATGCCGGGGTTACAATCAATATTGGATTTACAAAAGCGGGTTATCCTTGCGAACGACGGGTTGACGTCCGGGAAATGGTTACAACAAATCATTTGGGACAACGAGGCGTATATTGTTGATATGAACGCCGAGGAACAATTGTTTGAGCAGGGAATTAACCGTTTGGGCGTTGATATTATGGATTACGCCCCGTATTCCCCCCTAACCATTGCGATAAAGGAGGAAAAGGGACAACCAACGAACCGGGTAACGTTACGGGATGAGGGCGATTTTGAAAGTAGTTTTTATTTGGAGGTCAACAACACGCAGTTTGAAATAAAGGCGGCGGATTGGAAAACCGAGGAATTGATAAAAAAGTACGGGCGGCAAATATTGGGATTGACAACCGAAAATATCGGGTCGTTGATTTGGCAATACATATACCCGGATTTGTTGAAACAATTAAATAATACAATTTACGGCAATGGATAGAATACCGATAATAAAGAACCCGGAGTTATTCGACCGGGTTATTGCCAACATACAACAAGGATTGGCGGACGGTTTGCCGTGGTTAAACTATTCGTTCGGACGTGCGGAACGGTTGGTTAAAACCATACAGGGCAAACGATATTACACCCCCAATATTTACGTCGGCGGCAACGAATATATGTTGATTGCCCCGGATAGTAAGATTGGGAATTTTTCGTTTTTCGTTGTGGACGACCCGCAAAGCATAAGTTGGTACGCCGGGGAGCCGAGCAAATACAAATCCCCGTTTTCGATTATATTTTGGTTTGATATGCGCACCGTAACCAACGATGCCAACAACCGGAACCGGGAAAGCGTGAAACAACAAATAATGCGAGTATTGAACGGCGGGTTTTGGTTGCGGGTTGGCAGTATGCGAATAAACCGGGTTTATGAGAAAGCGGAAAATATATTTACCGGGTTCACTTTGGATGAAATCGACAATCAATTTTTAATGCACCCGTTCGCCGGGTTCCGCTTTGAGGGCGAATTGGAAGTTGACGAAACGTGTTTAACAGATAAATAATTTGAGATATGATACAATTTGCATTTTATACCGCCGTGGTCGCTTTGGTTGCGGCGTTCGGGTTAACCCTCTTAAAAAAATGGGGGTGCGTTGAGTGGGTGCAAGTCCACGGCAACGAGTTTTTCGCAAAGATGTTCCATTGCGATTTTTGTTTGTCCTTTTGGGCGGGGGTTGCTTTGGCAATCCTTTTGGCGTTTGTAACCGGAAACCCGGCGTTATTGTTGGTTCCCTTTTGTTCAACCATGATAACACGCATATTGCTATGATTACGGCACAATTGGGCGGGCATACCGTCGAGATATACGACGCAATCGACACGTTGCCGATGTTGCGTTTTCATGCGTATAACAAAATGTTGCTTATCGACGCCGGGGTTGGTTCCGATTTGGCAGACTTTGACAACCATATTGAGAAAACCAAACGATATTGCATTGGGAAAAAACCGGAAATGGCGATACAGGAATTGGAAAATATGCGGCAAAACGTGTATTTCATTCAATCCGGGGTATCCCCCCGGCATTTGGCGTTTTGTGCGTTGGTTAAGTCCGTGGACGGGGAACCGAAAAACGACCTATCAACGGACGGATTGCAAAAGATATTGGATTTGTTCGCCGAGGTTCCGCAAAACGAATTGACCGCCCAATTGGAAGCGGTCAAAAAAAAAATAGATGAGGAATTGCAATTGTATTTCCCCCGGCTGTTTGACGATGCAAGCGTAAAGGAGTATTTCGACGAATTGAAACGACGCACGATGTTAATTTTGGATGCCATTATTGACGGGGATACAGACGACCGCCGGGAGCAAATCGAACGGATAACGACCGAGTTGTTGACATACAACAAGCCGCAACCGTTCAACGGGTCGGAAAGCATGGAAATACAGTACGACAAACAGTTTGAAAATATGTGTTTGACCCTTTCCCAACATTTGCACGTACCCAACCCGAAACAATATACAGTTTTGGAGTATTACAACGCATTTGAGAGGGTCAAACAGATGTTCAAACCAAAACCGGGACAAAAGGCGGCGAAATAAAGCCAAATGCGGCGTTATTTTATTCAAGTGGATAAAGTGTATTGCCGAGGAATTAAAATTGAACAGCGGGCAAATTTCCCGCAAATAACAACGAAATATATAACGACGTTATGGCAGACAATAACAACCCAATCAAATATTCGGATTTGGTAAAGCCGGACGATAGTATTTCAAAGCTAATCGCCCAATTAGACCAATTGAGTGATGCGTATATGAATACGTTGAACAATATCAAATCGGAGGCAATAACCGTTAAGGCGGCATTGCAGGGAGTAAGCGGGGCGACCGAAAGCGGACGTAAGTCCATACAGGGGGCAACGTCCGACGCCGACAAATTGGCGAAAGCCGCAAGGGAGGTACGTTTTGCGGAAAGCGAGAACGCAAAAACGTTGGCGACATTAAACCAAGCCCGCAAAGAGGCGAACGAATTAAACAAACTTATCGTCCGCCGTAACCAAGCCGCCGAGGGTTCATATAACAAGTTATCGGCGCAATACTCAATCAACAAAATATACCTTAACAACATGACCGTTGAGGAAAGGGAGGCGACCGAGGAGGGGCGCAAGTTGGTTGCAGAAACAAAAGCGATTTACGACGAAATGAAACGGTTGCAGGAGGCGACCGGGAAAACGTCGTTAAATGTGGGTAACTATTCCGACGCCGCAAAAGGATTGACGACACAGATAGAGAACCAAACAAAGCAATTAGCATTGTTGAGGTTGGAGGGTAAGCAGGGAACCGCCGAATATCAAAATTTGGCAAAGGAAACCGCCGTATTGCGTGATGCTGTTAAAGATGCGACAAAGGAAATTACCAACATGGCGTCCGATACGTCAACCTTAGATAGTGTGTTAGGATTGGCGGCGGGGGCGTCCGGTGGGTTCGCCGCATATACCGGGGCGTTGGAATTGTTCGGCGGGGAAAGTGAAGCGGTCGAGGAGGCACAAAAGAAATTGCAAGCCGCCATTGCCCTAACAACGGGCGTACAGGCGATACAAAACGCCGTGCAAAAGCAATCCGCCCTTATGTTGGGTATTTCCCGGATACAACAAGCCGCATTAACAAAAGCAAAAGTTTACGACCGACTTGTTACCATGCAGGGAACAAAGGCGACGTTGGCGGCAACCGTGGCGCAAAAGGCGTTCAATCTTATTGCGTCCGCTAATCCATACGTTTTGTTGGCGGTTGCTCTTATTACGGTTATCGGTGCGTTGGTTGCTTTTTCGTCCGGGACGAAACAAGCCGCCGAACAACAAAACCGCCTCAATGAATTGCAAAAGGCACATTTGGATTATTTAGATATAGAAGCCGGGAAATTAACAACGGTATCAAACGAGCGTATCCGGGCGTTGGAGCGTGAATTGCAGATTGCGCAAGCCCGTAACGCCGGGACGACCGAGATACGAAAGATTGAGGACAAATTGGCTGCAGAACGTCGCCGGGCAAATGCCGAGCAACGGGGATTTTATGCGACCGAGATAAAAGAGTTGGACGACAACCGGGCGAAATTGGAGCAATACCGCAAATCGCTTATTAAACTGAATGAGTTAAAAGCGCAGGGAAACAAAAAAATCGTTTGGGACGTCGAGTTGGACGGCAATATTGAAACGTATAAAGTTGACGACGCAATTAACATTGCACAGGCGAAAATAGACAATTACGGGCGCATGGTTGATATTGCCGTGAACCTTACAACCGAGAAATCGGATTTGGATACAGCCGACGCCGTAACCGCCGCCAAGCGTCAACAAGAACAAAAGGACGCATATAAAACCGAGCTGGATTTGTTGCGCAAAGCCGAGGACGCAAAAAACGCCCTTATCCAAAACAGTTACGACCGTCAACGGGCAACGACGCAAGCCGCCAACGCCCGGCAAATTGCGGATTTGCAATACCAATTGAAAACGGATGCCAATTTGACCGCACGGGGTCGGGCGGCAATCAACGCCACAATCGTTGCATTGCGTCAACAACTGACAAACGATTTAGTCGATTTGGAAAACCAAGAACGGGCGCAAATCCTTTCCGCCCGGCGTGCTACACAGGACGCCGAAATTGCGGCAATGGTTGAGGGTTCGACCAAGCAACAGGAACAATTGCGGGTACAGTATGAACGCCAAATTGAGGACATACAAACCCGGTTGGAAACGGAACGGGGATTGACCGAGGAGCAAACCGCCGAATTGAATAAACAGTTGTTGGCAATCCGTCAACAATATGCAAATGACGTGGCAAAACTCAACGACCAAATCAATATCGACCAACTCAACAAAGAGGCAAACGCAATACAATTGCGGTTGGATGCCGTCCGGGAGGGTTCCGCCGAGGAAATCGCATTGCGTACCGAATTGCTGCAGAAACAACGGGCGTTGGAGTTGGCACAAAATAGACAGTTAGCCGCCGACGTCCGCCAATCCGAGGCGGATATAAACGCCAAATGGGATGCCGAGATATTGAAACAAACAACCGAGTTAAACCAACAACGGGCGTTAATGCTTTTCGACCAACAACAAGCGTTGGAGGCGTCGGAGTTCGATTTAATCCGCAATTCTGAGGCACGCAAAACCCGGTTCCGCTTGCAACAAGAAAAGGAACGATTGAAAAAGATTTTGGAGTTGAACAAAACCGCCGGGGTCAAATTGACCGAAACGGAGGTTGCCACAATTCAAAACACAATCGCCAAAATCGACCAAGAGATACAGCAAAGCAAGGGCGACGAACGGGGTAAAGATATTTACGGACTGTTTGGGTTTAATTTGAACGACGACCAAAAGGAGGCAATCAATACGTCGTTATCGTTCGCAATGGAGGCTCTTAATACGTTCATGGATGCCAAGTTAGCCGCCGCCGACGCCGCCGTTACCGCCGCCGACAAAGAGGTTGACAGCGCACAAAAGGCGTTAGATGCCGAATTAACCGCCCGTGCCAACGGTTATGCGTCATCCGTCGTACAAGCGCAAAAGGATTTGGATTTGGCGCGGAAAACGCAAGAAAAGGCGTTGAAAGACCAACAGAAAGCCCAAAAGCAACAACAGGCAATACAGACAATGGAACAAATTACAAACCTTGTTACAGCAACATCTGCAATATGGGCCTCATTAGGAGCCTTTCCCCCCGCTGCAATTGCCGCAATTGCTGTAATGTGGAGTTCCTTTGCACTTTCAAAAATAAAAGCCGCACAATTGGCAAAATCTGCAAACGGTGGCCAAAATGAAAACTATGGCGACGGAACGGTTGAGTTGTTAAGCGGCGGCTCGCATCAATCCGGTAACGATGTAGATCTCGGAACTAAATCTGATGGGACGCATAGACGTGCAGAAGGCGGCGAATTTTTCGCGGTTATTAATAAACGTAATTCGCGCCGTTACCGTCGTATTATACCGGACGTTGTTAACGCATTGAACCAGGGGGTATTTGAACGTAAATATATGAACGCGTATAAAGATGGCAATAACTTTACGATAAATGTATCGCAGGATAGCCCAGATATGCGAGATTTGCAAAACGATGTTCGCACAATTAAGGAACAAAACGCAGTCCGGTATTACACAACCGCCGACGGTAAAACAATAATGATTTACAAGAATTTAAAACGAACAATCAATTAACGTTATGAATCCGAAATACAGATTTTATCTAAATACAGGTAGGGAACAGGTTTATATATATGAGTATATAAAGACCGGATTTTATCACGGGATGAGCGGTATATATGTTCCCCCCCCCGGAGGCAATAGTTATAAATGTATTATATTGCCGGCTTCCGTAGGTGAATACATAGTGTATAAAGATGGGGTACAACAAACAGGTGTGCGTATGTTATTTTTGACTTCTGATACCACAGGAGGCGTGTTAGGTAGTTCGTTGGATGGTCGAGGTGTTGCGCCGGAAGGGACTAATTTTATCGCTTTAAATTTTTGGGCTAATTCATCATCTGCACCACCGGAGGGTTGGCAATATTTTTCGGATGATGATTTAAAACAGATTGTTTTAGATGAAGCAGGATATCGTAGAGTAAACCCCATATATAAAGACGATTTAGCAAAGGAATTAGAATTGGAAACCGGTCAACAATTCTATCGTGCTAAACTATCCGGAAAAATTAATTTTGTTCGAGATGATTACGATTTTATAAACGATAAATCCTTTGATACGGAATTTATATTCAGGATTGAGCAAAGCGACGACGGCGGGTTATCGTTTTTCCCATATTACACGGGTAAGTTTATGAAAACGGATTGCGAGTGGAATGAGGACGATAAAAAAGTTACTGTACAGCCGGATGTTTACGACCAATATAACGATGTGTTGGCAGGATTAGAAAAGGAATATAATTTGATTGAGTTGGCCCCGCAAATAACTCAGTTAAATTATAAAAAACGGCCATTAATTCAAATATATATTCCAGGCGATAGTGTCGTTTCTTGTTTTTTGTCGGGTATGTATTGGGAACAGGATGCAAATGTAGTTACAGATCGCAATGCGCTTCTTAATACCTATTATTTTGCATTGTGTAATTTGCTAAAAGAAATTAACGTTACAGGCACGACTAATCCTAATGTAAACGGATTATATTCCGGGCGTATGAGTATAAGCAATAATGTTTTTACGGGAACAATGCGTCCTAATGTCTCTAACGGTTATTATATTTATGTTTCCCAAGTCTATAGACCACCTTTTTTTAGTGTAGGAACCGTTCAAATACGCCAGTCGTCCGACGATAAAGTCATGTATAGTTATATAGCAAATATTGGCGGCAATAATCCGTGGGATAATGCAGACTTTGATGCTCCTGCTGTTTCCGGTTCTGGTGCAACAGGTTCCGCACATTGTGAAATGGCTACATATTCTATATATGCGCGTTATTTATGTGATGTTGAACAAGTATTAAATGTAGATACGTATCCATTACCTACCGATGATATTGTAGAAGATAATCGAAATTATAATCGAGTAGTTAGATACGCCCTGGATATAGCATATATATCAAATCAAAGTTCCACGGAGCCGTCACAATGGGGTATGCGGGACGATGGAACCTATTTTATGCCGCCTTATTCTATATTCGGCGATATATTCTATCCTATTGCCCGATCAACGTGGCGGTATGCGTCTATATGGTTTGCGTTTTATCTTGCTGATTGGTTATTGGAAGAAGATGCGCGATCTTCTTATACGTTAAGAGACGTAAATCCTATATCGTCTGTTATATCTGTATTGCTGCAAAAAATTGCGCCAGGAATTACGCACGAAGGAACCGAGGAATACAGCCGTTTTTTATATGGAGCAAATCGCCCGCTTGGTAATTATAATTTTACATTATTACTAACACAGAAAACCAACGTAACAAATGGCGATTATGATCGTCCAGCACAAAAGGCCCCGATAACGTTACAGCAAGTTACAAATATGTTACGGGATTGTTTCCGGTGTTATTGGTATATTGAAAACAACAAATTTAAAATCGAACATATCCAGTTTTTCCGCAATGGCGGTTCATATAATTCGGCAAACATTGGAGTCGATTTAACCAAATTGCAAAATATACGTAACGGCAAAAATTGGAGTTTTGCAAAAAACAGTTGGTCGTTTGATAAGGTTGATATGCCAGAACGATACCAGTTTGAATGGATGGACGATGTTACGAAACCTTTTGAAGGAAGCCCGATAGAGGTTATAAGCAAATATGTAACGGCCGGGAAAATTGAGACAATAAATATTTCCAATTTTACTTCCGATATAGATTATATGATTTTGAATCCTGGAAGCGTATCGGACGATGGGTTTGCGCTTTTTGCAGCGGTTAAAAACGGTAACACATACGAATTGCCTTTCCTGGATTTTAGTTTTGGAGCAGGTAAATTAGTACTACAAAACGGTATATTAGCAATGAGATATCTACAACCAACTTTTTACATCTACGATTTGCCTGCTTACAACGTTGAAATAAATGGATCGCAAGTACGCGCTTTGGGGATAGACCGTAAAAAGAAACAAACGTTGAATTACCCAAGTATAGACGACCATGATCCGATGCAACTTATAAGAACTAAGTTAGGAAACGGGCAAATTGAAAAAATAAGTATAAATTTGTGTAGCCGCATGAACAAACTAACTTTGAAATATGACACCGAATAACAATTTGTCGGTATTGCCGTTTTACCCGGACGAAAAATACCAAGACTTCCGCAAGTCTTACGCATACGGGGACATATACCCGTTATTTACACCACCAAACAAGTTGCCGCCGTTTCAGATTGTCCGCCCAACGTCGGCGGTATGGAACCCAACGGCAATAATCCGGCGGGTCAATAAAACGGGGTTGATTGGGGACGTTGTGTTGGACGTTACCCAAACATTATCGCAGGGCGGTTTACGGGTCAATCGCTTTGCCTCTTTGGGTTATGACGTTATAAGTTATCCCGGTATATTGCCATTCCCAAAGAACATGGAGCAGGGGCAATTTTATTTGGGTTTTCACGACGGGGTAAATCGTTCCGTGTCGGACGTATTTACAGTTGCTTACGGCGTCGAAAACTACATGAAAATTGAATGGTGGGACGCCGATAACATGACGTTTGAAAACGGGGCGATTGATTACCAAGTGCCGTTTAAAAATGTATTGTATCTTCGCGCCGAGTTAGGAAAGCCGGAATACATTTTTGAGGAGGAGGGCGAAGATAGGGACGGTTTTTTCTTTCCCGAAAAGCAGTTGAGCGAAAAACGTTACCGTTTCCAATTCCTTGCGCCGGAATACCTTTGCGACGCAATGCGAGTTATCCGAATGGCGGATTATGTACAGATAACCACTAACGGGCAAACCTATAATTGCGATACGTTTTTGATTACGGTAAAATGGCAAACGCAGGGCAATTTGGCGTCGGTTGAGGCAGAATTTGAATGCGACACAGTAATTAAAAAGATTGGGCGGGGTGTCGTGCCGACCAATTTAGGCGATTTTAACGACGACTTTAATAACGATTTTAACAATTAATATTATGGCGAATTGGTCAAATTTGATTGCGGCAATAAACGCAGTCATTAAAACAAACGGCAACCGGGCGATAACCGGGGCAATCCTGCAAAACGTGTTAGATACAATGGTTACAAACATGGGTACAAATCCACAATTTGGCGGTTATGTTGACTCGTCGTTTGTGCCGCCGACAGATCCCGACGGGAATATATTTTATTTGAGTAAAGGGGCGGGCGTTTATTCCGGGTTTGGAGAATGGCAGGGGAAAACCGCCAATATTACGTCCGATACCGAAACGGTTATGTTTTATAATGTTTCGGGCGGTTGGCAATGGCAGCTAACGGGTCAAGCATCATTGACAAATTTATATTCAACCCGTTTTTATCTTTCCGGCAATTGTAAAGTATCGTTAAGTGGTACAACCGTTACATTTGTTGTCGAGGAAAACGAATTGGCAGTTTTCGATATGCAAGGGGGATACCGTTTTATTGCCGCCGGGACATACACGTTGCCGAGCTCTTATAACTTGTATCTATCAACCGACCCGGATAGTTATGTTGCACCGGATTTTGCAATGAGAGGAATCGGGGAAACGCTTTATTTCGTAACGGAGTTGTATAATAGTTCGCAATCCCGTTTGGGTTTATGTGCGGCACAATGGATAACGTATTACACGCCGTTTCAATGTTTGCAGTTGCCGAGCATCGCCGATAACGTATTAATGGCGTATAAAAATACAGGTAAATTCGTTGTAACAGACCACGACGAAACCGGGGTTACAATAAACGGGGCGAATGCAATATTGAATTATGTAAACGGGACATACGCCGTTTTGAATAGTCGAAAATTTGCTAATAGCGCAAATAGTGTTATTGTATTGTCAAAATCCGATACGGAATTTATCCCGGTTAAAAACAACGAAGTGTGGCCGGAAAGCGGTTTTTATTTATGGGAGGTATCGAAATGGTCGGATTTGAAATTGAATAGCACGCCAACGGTCGTGTTGGGGCAAATGAAAGCCAGATATACTGGCGAATATATCCCGCATAGCGTAATGGACGGTATAGATTATTATTATAATCCTGCAATGCGCATGGGTAAAGGTTCGGACGTTAACGGTATCCGGTCGCTTTGTTTTACCGAAATTATGACAATGCAATTGTATGTTGATGGAACAAGGCAGACCATAAAAGAATTATGGTTGGATAAAATTACAATGGATAACCCCAACCTAACGAATGCGCAAATTGTTTTCGGTGCATGGACGAACCCGGAAAATTCCGCCAACAAAGGAGAATACCGCCAAGTTGCAAAAGCCACGATATTATCGAGTGCAAACAGCTTATCGGTAATTGATTGGAAAGTTGAGCCGTTAAACGATTCCGGGTTGAAAGGTTATATAAAAACGACACGGGCGTTTTTCAATTACTTTTATAAAGCCGGGAACCCGAACGATTGGCAGAGCGACGGAACCGGAACCGATTTGTTTTGCCAATTCGACGTCGCAAATATCCCGGTTATCATTCCGGCGGGCGGAACCGCTGAAAAAAACGTTGAGCGTGAAGATAAGGGCATATTGCCCCGTTTGTCTTTTGCGCCAAGCCCGTTATTAGGTACGTTGTCGATGTTTGATAAAATAAAGGCAAAAGATAAAGACGTTACAATTTTGCAAATTGGCGATAGTATCAGCACAAACAACCTATATGCGTCCCCGGTTGCGGATGCCGCATACAGACCGCCCCGCATGGACGAAATGTATTTGCCGTATTACGTCGAACAACAATTGCGTTGGAAAGGTCAACAATACCGCCGTTCGGACGCAATGACGAACCAAGATGCCACGACCCCAATGTTTACCGAGGTGGGAACCGGGGAAACAAAATATTGTGATGCGGCGTGGGATTGGCAGATTACCCCGATAGACTCAAATTATTATCGGCTTTGGACACGCATATTAACCGGGTCGAATTGTTCCGTAACGTTCACGGTTCCGGCGGGTACAAAACGGGTTGGGTTCATTTACCGGACGGATTACCTTTGCGCACCGCAAACCAAAGTTACGGTTGCCAATGGAAATGGGATTATGCATATTAAAGAAGCCGACGGCACGTTAGTTGAGGCAAACGGATATACGTTTAGTATGCAGGAAGCCGACGAAATAATAACAACACCGAGCGGCAATTTGAGAAAATCGCAGGGACAAAAGCGACTTAAGTTTTGGTTTGACGTCATAGGAAGCGACCAAACAATTACAATTGAGAATATCGGCGACGGGCGGTTGAATTATTGGGGCGTTGAATATTCCCCGTTTGATAGTATGTTGTATTATATCAACGTATCCCGTGGCGGACATAATATTGCGAAGTTGCAAGCATTTGAAGCGTGGGACGTTGACGGATTTAAGCCGGATGCAATTTTGATGCAATGTATGATAATCAACGAGGGAGCCGTAAGCGTTGCGCCCCGTGCCGGAAATACCCCGACGGTATTTGCTCAACGGTTTGTCGATTATATCAACGAATTAAAGGGCAAAGATTACGCCCCGGATGTTTTGCCGTATGTGCTTTATATCGGAGTGCAAGCCGGTATTGTCAACCAATCAACCGGGGCGTATCAATGTTCCATATTGAATGGTTACGGATACGTTGACACGTACAAATATGTTGGTGCGTTGGATAAGGCGTTGCGTGCCTCTTTGGGGTATTTCCTTAATTTCTTTGACGATTTTACGGAAATAGCATACCGCAAAGCCGAGATTGAGGAAACGGGCAACATTTGGACGTCTGCAATTAATTCGTCCGGTCAAGCGGGCAACACGTTTACCGTCGATACGGTGCATTTAAACGATTACGGTTCATTGATTGCGTACCGTCTTTTAAAACCATTCCTAAATTATTAACCAAAATCCCCCGGACGTTTCGGCGTTCGGGGTTTACTATTTTACACGTATGCAAGAACGTAACATTATCAACGGAGCAACAACGGCAATGGTCGCCCCCTTGTTGGATTTTTACAACAATCTAATACCGTTTATTCTTTTGGCGATTGTTTTAATTATCGTCGATAGTCGGTTTGGAATAGCCGCCGCCCGCAAGCGTGGCGAAACAATCCGCACGTCCCGGAAATGGAGGCGGGCAATAAATAAATTAGTTGACTATGTGTGTTGGGTAACATTGGTGGGGTTATTCGGTCAAACATTCGGTACAATATTGGGTATCCCGGTATTGTCCGGTTTATTGTTGCTTATTGTGTACGGGATTGAAATTTCAAGTTGTTTTAACAATTACTTTGAGTGCAAAAACATAAAAAAGAAAGTGAACATTTTTAAATTGTTTAATCGTTCCGATGTTGAAAATTGTATTGAGGACGTCGAGGACACAAAAAAGGAGGGCGAAAAATGAAAGATGTTTTAAAGCAGATTTTTCCAAACAGCACGGAGGAAAACCGGGCAAAGTACGCAAGCCCCTTACCGCTTGCAATGATACGGTATAATATTGATAACCCGAACCGGATACGGGCGTTTTTGGCGCAAATCGGACACGAAAGCGGGCAATTATCCGCCGTAGTCGAAAACCTTAATTACAGCGCAAAGGCGTTACGGTCGGTTTTCGGTAAATATTTCAAAACGGATGCCGAGGCGGAACAATACGCCCGGAAACCGGAGGCAATAGCAAACGTCGTGTATGCAAACCGATTGGGGAACGGCGACACGAAAAGCGGCGACGGTTGGAAATACCGGGGGCGTGGGTTGATACAGATAACCGGAAAATCCAATTACAACGAGGCGTCGCAAAAGATGTACGCATTGCCGTTGGGCGTGGACTTTGTGGACGAACCGGAATTGTTGGCAACCCCGGAGTATGCCGCACAATCGGCGGCGTGGTGGTGGGAAAACGCAGGGTTAAACGCTATTGCCGACGGGTTGGGCGGGGCGAACGATACCGAGGTTTTCAAACAGATAACCAAACGGGTTAACGGCGGATACAATGGGTTGGACGACCGATTGGCGATTTACGAACGTGCAAAAACTGTTATCGTATGAAAAAGTATTTGATTTTGGCGGCAATCATTTTGGCGGTTGCCGCCGCCCTATGGGTACAACACGCCAAAATAAAGAGGTTGACCGACGAACGGGACAAATACCGGAGCAATACCGAAACGTTGTTACAGGACGTCGAGAGATACCAAACAAAAGACAGTTTGAACGCCGCAAAGGTCGGTAATTTGACGTTGAAAGTTTCAGAGTATGAAAAGTACCGGGCGGACGATTTGGCGTTGATTAAGACGCTACAAACAAAGAACCGGAATTTGCAACGGATAACGACAACGCAGTTGGAAACAATTAACGAGTTGCGGGGAACCGTCCGGGATAGTATCGTATATTTGCCGGGGGATACCGATACGACTGTTTTACGATGTGTTGAATATTCCGATAAATGGGTTGACTTTGACGGGTGTATTGTAAATAATACGTTTTCCGGTAAAATTGTAACACGGGATAGTCTTTTGATAACGGAAAGTGTACAATATAAACGCTTTCTTAATTTTCTATGGAAAACAAAACGGATAAAAAACCGTGAATTTGATATTGTTTCAAAAAATCCACATACAAAAATTACAGGGTTTGAGGTTGTAACAATAGAAAAATAACTATATTTGCGGCAAACGGGGATAGTTCGGAGTAGCTACCGGATGAAAAATGATGCAACCACTTTTCCCCGTTTTCCTTTTTGGTTGCTTACTTAAATGGTTGTATAATGGAAATTTGGAAAGATGTACCCGGATATATAGGGTTGTATAAAGTGAGTAATTACGGGCGTGTAAAATCTATTAAGAAGCAATTATTTTTAAAAATATGCGGTTCTGGGAATAGATATAAAACCGTTGCTTTGTTTAATGGAATACGCAAAACAATTCGTATTCATAGATTAGTTGCATTGGCTTTTATTCCCAATCCCGAAAACAAACCATGTATCGACCATATCGACGGTGACAAATCAAATAACCATGCGGACAACTTGCGTTGGGTTACATATTTAGAAAATAACAACAATCCTATTACTAAAAAACGATTGAGCGAAAACAACGCTAAAAATATGCAAGGCAAAGAGGGTGCATTGCATCCAAATTCAAAACCTGTTAAAATGATTAAAAACGGGGTTTGTCTCAAAATATACCAATCTATACATTTAGCCAAAAAGGACGGATTTAACGATACGCTAATAATTCGATGTTGTAAAGGACGTATGAAAAAACATAAGGGCTATAATTGGGAATATATATAATAGACATAACAGGGGATTGTAACATGACGTTATAACCCTTTTTTGTTTTAGCCCGTTTCCCGCCCCGTAAAGCAACGATAATTTAAAAGTGGATAACTTGCACGTCCAAACAAAGAAAGTTCGTTAAAACGAAAATTCGGAAAAATAACTTTGCCGAGAACCAAAAGAAACTTTTTTGCATCGAAAAATGAAAATAAAAGAAAATTCCTTTGGTAATTAAAATAATGGTTGTATATTTGCGGTATGAAATAACAACGACGGGGCGTTTTCCCCGGACAATTTGAGAGCGTAAACAATGGATAATCAGAGTATTTATAACGGTTTGAAGTACACAACAAGCGAAATTAACCGCAATTACAAAATTAAGGTTGCCGGGATTGTGAACGGCAAAAAGGTTAATATGTTGGTTGGAATATCCGGGTTAATCCGAATTGTCGGCGACATTGAGTTGGTAAACCGTTTGTTAGACCGTGCGTTTAACTGTTACGGCGACAAAGAGGTTTGCAAGTTGCGCCGAGGCGTCAAAATTACGTTCTATTATCAGTAAACAACGACCGGGGTTTCCCCGGTAACAAATAATTCTTTCAACAATGAAAAAGTACATTTTAAGTAAACAGGCAAAAGGCAAAAAGTTTCAATACACAGTAACCGACGAAAACGGCAATATTGTTTCAACGAAGATGTCCATACATAATTATGTCGCTTGTACCGCTAACGGGGAATTTTATTTTAGATGTTTAGATTTAATTGGGAGGGGAACTCATGGTATAGCATTGAAATTAGCAAATGCAATTATAAACAATCCTGAAGAAGCATATAAAAAACAAATTTCAAATATTACCTTAACTTATCGCCTTCAATGGCTTGCGGAGAATCCTGTTGGTAAATGGGTTCCCGAATGCATGGAACAAGCAAGAAACAGGAAAGCAGAATTAGAAGCAATTGCATATTTACAGTAAGGGTAAATCCCTTTACATAACCATATAATGATGAAAATTATATTACGAGCTTGGAGATTTTATAAATTACGTCGATGGGTTATTATTCCTACAATAGCTATTGATTGGGTGGATTATATATCCAATAATTATTGGGATATTGAAATATGCTTTATGTGTTTTTGTTTCCAATTTAGATATTACAATAATGAATAAATTGAAAAGGTATCGTATAACGCAATTATTATACGAAATAATCCAAAAAGCGGATGGAGGATTATTTTTACTTTACACCCGCCACAATCCGGGCGACGTGTTGAACCTGTTATTGGACGGCAACGATATTGGGTTGACGTGCCGGGTTGAAAGTCTGTTTGATAAGTATTACCGATATTGTCGAATTGTAACGGAGGCATAAAATGAGATTGGATATTGAAAGGCAAAAGGAATTGGAACCAAAGCGCATGGAGTACGCACGGAACCAAATAACGGCGTTGGGTTATGAGATAACCGAGGGAAACGCCACGACTTTAAAATTTACGTTCAAGGGTTCAACGGTTACTTTGTTCCCGTATTCCGGTTGGCATACCGGGAAAACCATACAGGATGGCCGGGGTATCGCAAAGTTATTAAAACAGATACGGCAATGAGTGTTATTTTAGAGGAGTTGAGGACACGGAAACAATTATCATTGAACCCAAAGCAACAACAATGGTTTGACGATTTGTTGGATATTGCAAAGGTTGTGGAGATTGTCCGGTTAGCGGACGTATTCAACGACCGAGAGATTGAACAAATACAGCGGGTTGTGCGCCCAGAGGTCAAAGGATGTTACCGCAATTCGCATTTGTTGACCCTGTTATTTCCCGACCGGGTGCAATACGTCGAGGGGCGAACATATACGGGGTTTTTCAGTATCGACCACGCATTTAACCGGATTGGGGACAAATACGTTGATGTTACGTTTGAATTGGCATTGAACTACGATCCAACGCAATACGAATACGTGGCGTTTGGGGAATACCCGGCGGATGTTATCCAATCCGTAAGAGAGGAAACCGGATATTGTGGCGAAGTTTACAGACATTTGTATATTAAGAAAATGAGGAACCCCCGGACGTAACAGATACGCCGGGGGTTCAGTACGCAGTAACCGAGAGCGATGTATGGTTGATGCGGTACGACAAAAGTAATGCAAATTATCCGTTATCCAATTGCCCCCGGCAAAGAATTTGCCAAAACAAAGGTTTTATTTTTGGTAATTAAAAAAAGTATTTGTATTTTCGTGGCATGAAATCAAACCGACCGGGCGGATACCCGGCAACAATATGAGAGTAAAAGAGAGCAAAGAATTAAAAGAGTTGGCGACCCTATCCGGGAAAACAGCCAAACAAGTATCCGAAACAATCGTTACGGAGTTAATCAACCGCAAAATCATTGAGGACATACCCGACAATTGGGGTTTGCCCGTTTCGGAATGTTACGAACGGGACGTTACCGTTTCGGAGTTCGCCGGGGTTATCCGGTCAATTGGTATTGCCGTTGTTCGTTCCGAACATTTGGACGCTTTATTAGAGTGCATTTTGATTGGTTCCGGGGATTGCCCGGAATGCGGCGGCGAAATGGAAGTTACCGACGGCGAATATAAGCAGACCGGAGGCGACGGATATTTGACCCCGCCGGAATATACCCCGTTATGGGAGGAAAAAACGTGTACGCATTGCGGACACACAGAGAGCAACGAACCGAGTTATTAAACTTTAAAAATAGAACAATGAAATTGAAAGTAAACGAAGCAATCGCCCGTTCAGAGGCGAACGGGAAAAAGGTTTTGAAAAAAGACATTGCCGCCCGCTTATTTCCGGGCGTAACTGAAAGTGCGCAACAGGTCAATATGACGAATTTATGTAACGGGACAACGAAACGAATTGTACCCGAATGGGTCGTTATCCTTTGCGAAATGTTGGATTGTACGGCGGATTATCTGTTTGGCATGGAGGGCGGAAACGATGAAAAGTAAATTTGTTTTGGCATTTGAAGCCGTAGCCGACAAAATGTTTTCGGAAAAGGGGCAAGCCGTCGGACTTATGGCAACGTTTGGAACATTGGGCGTTGCCGCTTTGATTGGCGCATTTTGGAACCCGTGGCAATTATTCATTGCCGGGATGTGCGCAATTATGTTTTTATGTGGATTATCCGAATATAACAAAGTGAAATAATGAGAACAAAGAGCGATGCACCGGGCGACCCGGTAAAAAAGACAGTCGAAACAACGGGAAATATTCCCGCCGACAAATTCCCGGAAATATCCGAGGAACAACAACAAATAATCCCCCCGTTTGAGGCAATGGAATTGGAGCAACAAACCGGGGCGTTTGAAATCGTGCCGGGCATGACGGTTGAGGAAATGACGGCAATGTTTTTCAACGTCGATGCGTTGATTGAACCGCCGTATAAGATTTGGCAGTTAAACAGCAAGGGGCACCGTTATTATTATCGTTACGACGAAAACGGAAACCCGGATTTTTTCCCGTCTGTTACAACCATTTTATCGCAGACGTTACCCCAATCGCCGTTCCTTATCAAATGGATTGCCGATAAAGGGATTGAGGAAAGCGAACGTTATAAAGGCGAACGGGCGGCGTATGGAACGTTCATGCACGCCGCATTTGAGGAATTATTGATTAACCGGGCGTATGATTTGGACGGATTGAAATCCAAATTGAAAGAATACATTGAGATTAACAGATTGCCGGACGACTTTATTTATTACGCTGACGATTTGAAAAAGGACGTATTGGCGTTTGCGCAATTCGTTTTGGATTACGACGTTAGACCGTTAGCGGTCGAAATTGCGTTAGTACACCCGTATTACAAGTATGCCGGAATGATAGATTGCCCGTGTACCATGTTGGCGAAAATCGGCGGAACCGACCGGATAAACGCAATTGTCGATTTTAAGAGCGGGCGCAAAGGATTTTACGAGGAGGCGGAAATACAATTGCACCTTTACCGGGATATGTGGAACGTTAATTTTGAGCAATTCCCGATTACAAAGGTTTTCAATTTTTCCCCGAAAGATTGGCGCAAAAAACCGTCCTACAATCTAAAAGACCAAACAGACAGCCCCAACGCAAAGAAAATCCCGGCATTGTTGGATATTGCGGCGATTGAGGACGAAAAGAAAGATAACATATTTACCGCCGTATCCGGTGCAATCGTATTGGACGACGCCCCGGATTTGACGCAAAACGTTATTTCGTTGACGTTGGCGGAATTGGTAAAAACCAAAGCCCCAAAAGATAAGACGCCGGACGAACAAACAGCCGTAACCGCCGAGGACGTGAAAGCTGCCCCGGAACCGGAACCCGAAAAGCCGAAAACAAAGATTGTCAAAAGAGCGTCCGCAAAGGCGGAAAACAAGCCCGACACGGGCAAAAAGACAACCACGCAAGGGAATACTACCAAAAAGGACGAAAAGCCCGCAAATGAGCCAAAAAAGGGCAAAAGCGAGAAAAAACAAAAGTTATTGAACGACAACCCGGAAATTTAAAGTATAGCTATGAAAACAATACATAAATATCCGTTATCGGATTTTTGCGAAACAATCAGTATGCCGCAAGGGGCGCAAGTTCTTACGGTAAAATCTAAAGGCGGCGGAACATTTGTTTGGGCGTTGGTAGATACTGACAAACCAATGGAAAAACGGACATTTGCCACAATAGGAACCGGACACGATGCCGGGAAATATGACGGCGAATTGATTTATATAAATACACTTTTCAAAGGAGTATTTGTATGGCATATATTTGAAGTTAAATAAAAACAGATAGAGCGATGAAAGGACGAATTGCACGACCGGAGGCACAAAAGTCCCGGTTAATATTGCCCCGTGTGGGCAAAGTTAAAATTGGAATGAAAGGGGCGGGCGGTTATCCGCAAAGTGTAGATTATTTCATACCAACGGGAAAGTATGCCGGGTTATTTACACAGGCATACGGCGAAAAGCCCCAAACAATACAAATTGTTTTCCCGGACGACGACCCCGCCAAAGTATGTTGCGAACAATACGAATACCGGGACGACGCCGGGCGATTGATTGCACGGGGCGACGGGGAAACGTTTGACGTTTGGGACGGCAAAAAGTACGAAACGTTAACGGTTACAGATTATCCCAATTTAATGGCGGGCGTAACAAAGAAATACCCAAATCGGAAAGCCCAAAAGGGCGGCGACGGTTGGGACGTTACGTTGACGTTGAATTTTATTTGCCCGTTGGTTCGTGGTGTCGCCGGGGTATGGACTTACGAAACAAAGGGTACAGCGTCAACAATCCCCAATATCCGGGATACGTTCGACGGAATGTTGGCGGAACGTGGATTTTGTAAGGGAATTATATTTGATTTGAACGTACAGTTTGCGACGACCCAAAAGCCGGGCGACAATTCCCGGTTCCCCGTTGTGTCGTTGGTTCCTAATGAGAGTGCGGACAACGTATTGAAAGTAAAACAGGCATGGGAGCCAATAAAACAATTGGAGGGCGGCGATAATGGCAATAACAATTAAGCAAATTGAAATCCCGGTTGAAACGGTTATCCGGGTAAACAATATCCCGGTAAAATGTGCGGTTGCTGAATTTTGGCACGACTGCAAAGATTGTTTTTTCAGTCGATACCCCGGAAGTTGTAAACGTATGCTTTGCAAAGCAGATAAAAGAACCGATAATATTAACGTTTATTTTACCGAGGTATGACAATAAGAGATAGTAATTATATAACCATTTTAGCCCCAATGATTACCCGGTTAAAATTGAAAGGGAACGAATTATTGGTTTTCGCCCTTATTCACGGGTTCAGTCAAGACGGCAAAAGCCGTTTTAAGGGGTCGTTAAAATACTTAATTGAGTGGACGGGGTTAGATAAAACGACTATTATTAAAATACTCAAATCGTTGGTTGAAAAACGGTATATTCATAAATTTGAGTATGAGAAAAACAAAGTACGCTTTTGTGAGTATTCGACGAATTATTGGGAGGCGTTGGAGTGGTTGGAAAATCCCACCACCCCCCCGGTTGAAAAAAACAACCACCCCGGTTGCGAAATCCCACCACCCCCCCGGTTGGAAAATCCCACCACGGTGGTTGGAAAATACAACCCTATATTAAATACTGATATAGATAACTCTTTAGGTAGTGATAAGGATAAGCCCGCCAACGATGTTGTCGGGGATTTATTCCCGGACGAACAATTGGAAGTTCAGAACGATAAAAAGAAAACAACCATATTCCGCAATTCCGGGGTTTTCAAGTTGGTAAAGGGCAACGATTATTCCGAGTTTGAAAAACTGTTTGCGACGCCGGAATTTGCGCCCGTGGATTTGGTTTATTACTTTCATTCCGTCGCCGATTGGTCGGACACAAAGATTGGAGTAAAACGAACGTTCAACGGTTGGGTTGCCACGGTTCGCAATTTCATACGGGGGGACGTTGAAAAGAAAAAAGTACATTTGAAACCCGAACACCAAGCCCCGCAAAACAAATTGAATGTTAGCGGCGCAATGGAGTTTTTAAAGGATTACGATTAATGGGAAATTTACCGGAAAAAATACAGCAAGCGACGGTTGCGGTTGCGATATACAACCCGCCGCCCGGAACCAAAGCGATTGCAATACGTCGCCAAATGGTCGAGTTGCCTGAGGTTGCCAAAGCGTTAACCCCGGTTGAAAAGTACATTTTTGCGGCGTCCACTAAAACGCAAATTTGCGAAATGGACGACGGGGCGTTGGTCGAAAAAACGGCGCAAATGTTCCGGTTTATTGCAATGGACGTTGGGTTTAGGATACCCACGGAGCAAAACAATTGGGCGTATATGTGTACCCGGTTGTTGGATATACTCAAAAAATACTATTCGCAAATGACATTGGCGGATATTAAATTGGCTTTTGAGTTGGCAACAACCGGGGAGTTAAACGAGTTTTTGCCGAGAGATAGCAACGGGAACCCGGATAAAAACCATTACCAACAATTCAACGCCGATTATTTCGCAAAGATATTGAACGCATACAGGCGAAAGCAGAACGGGATAATATCCAAAGCGTATGCGGCTTTGCCGGAACCAAATCGGGAAATAAGCCCGGAGCAAAAAAAGCAATACCACAACGAAACGGTCGAGCGTTGCCGGAACGCATTTTTGCGATACAAATACAGGGGCAAATATATTCCCTCTATGTTTGACGATATGTTTATTTACAATTGGTTGCACGCCGTCGGATTGGCGGACGATGTACAGGAAACCGAGGACGACCGTAAAACCGCATTGTCCCGGTATATGCAACGAGTTGCCGCCGGGTGGGTAAACCGATATACAGCCGAACACGTCCGCCGGGACGGAATAAAGAGCCGGGAAATTGATTACACAGCGTTTGAGGTTGCCCGCCTCAAAGAGATACGAAACGCATTTGCCCGCATGGTTGCGGAGGAATTGCAAGTTGATAATTATTTGACTTATTGGAAAGATGAATACAATAACGATTGATTGTATTATTGGCATTGACCCCGGCAAAACCGGGGGAATTGCTGTTTGGCGTCCAAACCACAAAACCGAGGTTATCAAAATGCCGGGCGACCTTATGGAGTTGAAACAATGGTTTGAGTATATGAAAAGCATTTGCCGCCCGTTGGTATTCGTCGAAAAGGTGCAATTGCGCCCGGACGATGTAAACGACAACCCCGGCAAAGCCTTTCGGGTGCAAAAACTGTTATCCGAGTTTGAGAAATTGAAAACTATTATTGCGATGTGCGACGTACCGTTTGTTTTGGTACACCCGCAAAAGTGGCAAAACACCCTCAAATTACGGGTAAAAGGGGAGGAAAAGCCCGAACGGAAAAAGCGATACCAACGAGCCGCCGCCGATTATTACCCGGACGTTAAGGCGACATTGTGGAACGCCGACGCCCTTATGATATTACACTTTGGACGGTACGTTTTGCAGACCCAACCGAAATGGGTATTGGAAAATTTACCCGCAACCATGCACGGAAAACTATTTTAAGCCCGTAGGGGCGTTTTCTCTTATCAAATGGGTAAAGATATGGCAGACGATAAAACAACCCCGCAAATCGAAAATTTGGCGGAAATAACATTACCGGAATTTGTGGAAATGGTAAAACAGATGCGCCACAACCAACGGAGGTGCGAACGGAACGCAACCCCGGAAAAGGTCGCAACCCGGAACGGTTGGGAACAAAAGGTTGACGCCGTGGTTGCCGTATTGACCGATACACAATTGAAATTATGGTAAATGAATACATTTATTTAGGCGACCGATTGACCCGCCCGGAATTGCGACGTATGCCGTGCCGGGCGGTTCGTCGTCCTAATGGAAAGTGCATACGAGGACGCAACGGTAATATGTTGGTTGAGTTCGACGGCGTGGGTAAATGCGTTGTGTTGGGGCGGCTATTATAGAAAATCAAAAAATAATCGAAAATAAAAGGATTTATTTTTGGTCGTTAAAAAACTTTCCGTATATTTGTGGCATAAAATAACACCGACCGGGCGGGTTCCCGGAACAAAAAACAATAGAGCGATGATTATTAAACGAATGGAATTGTTGAATTTCCAAGTAATTAAGGAGTTCAACGCAGATTTTGAGGGTAATGTATATTTCATTACCGGGGACAATGAGTTGGGAAAATCGACCCTTTTAAAAGCAATCGGCGCAATGTTGACTGGGAACCGGGATGCCGTGTTGCGCAATGGCGAGGACAAAGGGTTTGCCAAAATGGTTGTCGGTGACGACGGCGAGGAATACGAGGTTGAATTGCGATTTACCAAAGCCAACCCCCGTGGCACGTTATCAATCAAACAGAAAACAACCGGGATGCGGTCGGACAACGTAACCATGTTGCAACGCATATTCGGTTATACGGATTTTGACGCCGTGGAGTTTTCCCGTTGGTCGGAAACCGCCGAGGGTCGCCGCAAACAAATTGAGGTCGTAAAGGCTTTGTTGCCCGAAAAGGTGCGTAACCGTATCGACGCAATCGACGCCGAGGTTACGACCGTTAAGGAAAAGCGAAAGGACGCCAACGCCGAGGTTAAGACGTACACGACCATTTGCGCCGCTGCCGAAAAGCAGTTGCGCCCCGGCGACGTCAAAGAGTATGCCGAGAAAAAGGACATAACGGCGTTAATGGAGGAACAAAACGAAAACGCCCGGTTGATTGAAAAGGCAAAAACCGTTCGCCAAGCCCGCCAAGAACGTACAACGCAGTTGGAGCAAATCCCGGAGCGTATCAAAAAAGCCAACGCCGACTATGCCCAATCCGCCGCCAAAATTAGGGAGGATTTGGAGTGTGAGAAAAAGGAGGTTGCCCGCATTATCGCCGAGGCGCAACAACGTTTGGCGGATGCAGAAAAGGAGGCGGATACGTCAACCAAAGCGATAAAAAAGGAGTTAAAGGACACGTTGGCGCAAATCGAAACCGACAAAGCCGATTACGAAAAGCGCAAAGCCAATGCCGACAAATGGTTGGAGGAATACGAAAAGAACAACCCGGAAAATTTGGATACGGCGGAACAACTGAAAAAAGCCGAGGAACACAACCGTATCAATGCGTTGGTTGTCGATTACACGACCAAGAAAAAGCAACGGGACGCCGCCGAAAAGGTCGCCCGGACATACGACGACAAATTGGGCGAATTGGCAAAGGAACGGGAACAACTTATTGCGACGTCCAAATTGCCGATTGAGGGATTGACATTCACGGACGACGGGTTGGAATTAAACGGCGTGCCTTTCGTCGCCGGGAAAGTTTCAGACAGTCAGATAATGGAGGTTGCCGCCAAATTGATACTCGCAAGCAATCCGACCGTTAAGGTATTCCGCATTGCAAGGGGCGAAAGTTTGGGCGAAAAGAGATTGCAAACCATTATCGACATTGCCCGCAAAAACGGCTTTCAAGGCTTTATTGAGGAGGTTAAGCGAGGACAAGACGATTTGCAAATTGAGGAATACGAGGAAAACGAATAATAACCGGGGGCGCAATGCCCCCTTAATACCCAATAACAATGGCTTTTACATTGAACGAAAATTTGAAACGTTGGGCGGAACAATACGAAACCGCCGATTTTATCAACGCCGACCCGGTGCAAATCCCGCACCGTTACGATAGCCGGGTAAATATCGAAATATCCGCCTTTGTTACGGCGTGGATTGCGTGGGGAAATCGTAAACAGATAATCAAAAAGGCGGATTTTATCGACCGGAAAATTTTCAAGGGCGAACCGTATCATTACATTGTCGGCAATACGGTTGAGCGGGGGAACCGCCCCGAATGGGAGCAATACAAAGGGAGTACCGATTGTTTGTACCGGACGTTTACGTTTGGCGATTTTCACGACCTTTGCGCCCGTCTGTATGATGTTTACACGTCGGCGGAAAACATGGAGGCGGTAATAAAGAAAGCGCACGAAACGAACGGGGAAACCGCATTAGCAACGCTGCAATCTTTGTTCGGTTCCGTGAATGGTATCCCGGATTTTGAAACGCAATCGGCTTGTAAACGGTTGTGTCTGTTTTTGCGTTGGATGTGTCGCAAGGGTTCCCCGGTTGACTTTGGATTGTGGGACGTATGCGATCCCCGCAATTTGATTATTCCGTTGGATACCCACGTACACAAACAGGCATTGCGGTTGGGGTTGGTAAAACGCTGGACGCTGGATTTGACGACCGCAATAGAGATTACCGAACGTTTCGCCGAGATATTCCCGGACGACCCGGCAAAGGGCGATTTTGCGTTGTTCGGTTATGGCGTCAACGGAGCAACCGCCGACACAATCAAAAAGGTAACGAAAGCCGTAAAAGGCTTTGCCGAGGCGTCGAACGAAGCCGCAACGGTTATGGCAGACGCCGAAAAACATTTGCCCCGTACCGAGGATGCACCGGAACCGGAGGAGGTCGCCCCGGAACCCGTCCCGGAGGAAACCCCGGATAAAAAGGTTGCCGACATGAGTATTGAGGACGTATTGTTGTTACCACTCTTTTACAACAACGTGGCAAAGCAAATTACAAGCCTTTGGAACGACCGGGAAACCGCCCGTATGAAAGCCGGGAAACGTGGCGAAAAACTCAAATCGCACCCAATCGACAAATTGCACGCCGCCGGTAAATTGGTTCCGGGCGATTTTGTCGTATTGTTTGCACAGGTGTTGGATAAGGTCGCAACGGGATATTCCACAGCCGACCGCCAATTTATCCGGGATTTGGGTATGATAGCGTTTAACGAAACCATGCAAAAGTTATTGGACGATGAAAAGGCGAGAGATAACAGCGACGGGAACGATTAACCAAAACGGCGGGTTAGCAATGTATATGGGCGAATTAAACGCATTTTTCGCCCTGCATAAAGGTAGCCGGGTAATTGCCCGGTTTGTCGTTGCGTCCCCCGGTTCGTCCGCCGCCCTCAAAGGTTATTATTTCAATTACGTTGTACCCACGTTTAAACACGCTATTTGGGAGGCGGGCGAAAGGTTGACCGAGGAGCAAACCGAACGTCGTTTGCGGGAATGGTCGCCGATTATGCACGCCGAAACGGTCGATTATGACACCGGGGAATATACACACGAATTGCGAAAAATAGTTGATTTAAGTAATTCCGAGTTAATCGAACATATAGAATTTCTAAAACAATTAGGCAGTGAAGAATACAACGCATATATTGACGACCCGCAAACCCTTTGATTATGTTTTGCAAGTGCGGCGGCAAACGTAAAGATTACCCGTTAACGGGTTGGCGGGTTATCCGGTCGAAATACACTCCGCACCATTGGAGCCGTTTATATTGCCAAAATTGCAAATGTTCATGGGTTACGGGTGCGGCTTATGTTGAACAAACCCCCGAAAAAATCGGGCAAATGAAATTGAAATTATGAGTTTACAGGACACCGACCCAATGCCGCAAGGCAAATACAAGGGTCAACAAATGCAAACCGTCCCTTATTGGCATTTGCTTTGGTTGGAGCAACAACCGTTTTGCCGTAAGGACGTCAAACAGTACGTCGAGGAAAACCGGGATGTATTGGAGGTTGAACAAAAGCAGGATAAATACCGCCGAGATAGCGAAAAAGATTAATAACATTTTAAAACGTAGTAACATGAAAGTCTTTAATTTGAGCGATGTTTGTTTTTTCGATTGCGAAACAACCGGGGTTTCGGGAAAGTCCCAAAAATGGGACGTCGATTTTATGGAGTTTCCGCACGTCGTCCAATTGGCATGGTCATTGGGCAACAAAGAACGCAGTTTTATAATTAAGCCGGACAATTACGAGATACCCCCGGAAACGACCGCCATACATGGCATAACGACCGAACGGGCGATTGCCGAGGGCGTACCGTTCGCCGAGGTTGTGGACGAATTTTTGGCGGATGCCGCCGCCGCCCCTCTTGTATGTGCGCACAACATTTATTTCGATACGTCGATGTTGAAAGCAAACATATTGCGGTATTGCGGCAAAGAGTATTACGACGCCAACGCCGAGGACGCATTGCACAAAGGTAAACGGGTTGATACCATGATGAAAACAATACGTTTTGTCGGTGCGTGTTATTCCAATGGAAAGCCCGGAAAGTTCCCCAAATTGGAAGAGTTGTACGCAAAGTTGTTCCCCGGCGAAATGTTCCCGGCGCACGATGCGTTACAGGACATACGAGCGTTACGCCGTTGCGTCCCGGAATTGGTCGAATTAGGGATTATTGAGTTGAAACAAAAGGAATACCCGGCAGAACAATCCGCAATGAAATTTGAGCCGGAAAAGGGGCGAAGCGGGCGTAATATTCAGTTCTACGACCCCAACCCGGTAACGGAGCCAATCGGAACCGCCACGGCGTCCCCGGAACCCGTCGTACCGGAACCGAAGCCGGAACGCCCGGCGCCCCCCTCAAATCCCACGACAAAGGCGTTATTGGATGAAAACGAATTTTAAGCGCAAATAAAAGGTTTTATTTTTGGTAATTAAAAAACTTTCCGTATATATGTGGCATAAAATAACACCGACCGGGCGGGTTCCCGGAACAAAAACCGAGAGTATGACAACATTTGAAACCGCAAAACAGACAAAAACGGCTTATTTTATTGAGTACGTTTACCCGATTGACGCATACGGCAAACAATCGTTCTAATCAGTTAGTGCGAACCAAAGATTGCGCAATACTGTATTCAAACGAGAATTTGCAAAACGTGTTTATCGCTTGTTGGCAAATGGATATTCAGAAAAAAGACGTTACAATTTGGTAATAACAAGCCGAGGAGGAGGAGCGGGAATTGTTCCAAACCGAATTGCGGCGTTATGTAACCGAGGAAATTTAAAAACCGAGCGGGGGCGGGTTCCCCCGCAATAAAATCTTTATTACAATGGAAGAAAAAAAAGAAAAGGACGTTATGTTTGTCCCGTCCGAAAAGGCATTTGCATTGTCAAAGGTCAAGTTGATAAAGGACGGCGGGTTGGACGTGCATTATGAAGTTACCGAAACGGTCGGTAATGAGAGTTACACGAACAAATACCACGTCGAAAGCGCAAAGGACATACACCCGGATTTAGCGGATTGTTTCAACCGCTTGCGTCCAATCATGGGTCGTATTTTCAATATTACGTCCTTTTTGTCGTTTATTGAAGCCCCGGACACAGAGGCAAACCAAAAGCAGAAAGACGCCGCCCGTGATTTTGCGGACGAAATGTTGAAAGCAATTGAGGTGCGGGGCGTATCCTTTTCCGGTCAAGATGATAACGTAGGCGTTGTATTGACCGGGTTGTTTACCGTGTCTAACAATCAGAAAACCGCCATTAATTCGCCCCGTCTGAAATTCAATACGGAAACGTTCGGATTTGAGGAGAAATTGGAGGAAATCGCCGGGGACATTGAAAACGAGGTTTACGCATTTTTGTTCAAAGGCAAAAAGGCGCAATTGGAATTGTTCGGAGCCGACGGAAACGCCGCCCCCGGTGTGAATGATGCATCCGGATTGTTCCCGGACGTTGACGACCCGGCAACCGAGGGCGACGACAACGACCCGGACGACGAAAGGGCGGAAATGTAATACATGGAGCCGATATTGTTAACAGACCGGGAGGAATACCAATTTGTAACCGATAGGGGGGGGTGCCCCCTATCGGATTACAAACGGTTTACAATGGATATTCGGTTGCGTGTGGAAATCCAACGGGAATTGTTCGGACATTGTGTTTTCGGTCGTGGCAATATACCGCAAGCGAACGAACGGTTTTTTAGGTGGGTTTGGGAGCATAAGCCGCACCAATGCGAGGAGTGTTTGAAACCCTTACGGAATTATTCCGCTGTTTATTGTTCCCACATTTTAACCCGTGGAGCATATCCCGAAATGGCGCACGATGCAAGAAATATTAATATATTATGTTTTGAACATCATTCGCTTTGGGAAAATGGAGATAAAACGAAAATGCGTATATACCCCGGTAATTTTAGATTGATTGAATTAATGAAAAATGAATATGCAGATTTGGAAAGATATTGAGGGGTACAAAGGGCATTATCAAATTTCTAATTATGGCAATGTTCGTTCCTTAAAAAAGGATGCGTTTTTAATGAAAGGCGCATATTTGAAAGGATATAAAATAATTAGTTTATGGAAAAACGGAATAGGAAAAATGTTTCGTGTTCATAGATTAGTTGCGGCGGCGTTCATTCCAAACCCAGAAAATAAACCATGTATCGACCATATCGACGGCGACCGAGCCAATAACCATGCGGACAACTTGCGTTGGGTTACAGTTAAAGAAAATCAAAATAACCCAATAACAAAATCCAAATGGATTGGAAGAAAAGCAAAGCCACACCACGAAAAAGCGGTTGAGCAAATAAAAAACGGTATTGTTGTAAATATGTTTGTTAGCATACAAGAAGCCGCCCGAAAAGGTAATTTTTCTGCAACGGCGATTTGTAAGGTATGTAAGGGGAAAGGGAATTTGCATAAGGGTTATAAATGGAGATACAAAAAATGAGAACCAAAAAGAGAACAACCGATTTTGGGGCAATTTCCCGGTCGTCTGTTAAACGAGATTTTCAAAGGGTACAAACATACCCGAAAGAGGAAAAACGCCCGGAAATCGAAGATTTGCCGAAAATAAATGCCGAACGTCGCATTATCCATATATCAGAAACAAGCGGATACGCCAAATTTGCCCGGTATATTGTGGGTAAGTTGGTACGCCTCAAAGAAAAATCCGATTTGGGCGGTAATTCATGGTATTGCGAGTTTGTACACGACGATGACCGCCGGGCGTTAAATGCGGCGGCGGGTTGGTCAGATAACAAACGGGAATATTTGTTTGACGGAATCAAATTTAAAAACTAAAAAAATGAGTGTAAACAAAGTTACATTATTGGGAAATACAGGGAACGACCCTGTATTTAAAGAGTTCGACAACGGCGGTTGTGTGGCGACCTTTTCGTTGGCAACTTCAAAACGAGGCTTTACAACAAAGGACGGGCGGCAAATCCCGGAGCGTACCGAATGGCATAACGTCGTTTTGCAAAACGGGTTGGCAAAGGTCGCAAATCAGTATATCAAAAAGGGCGACAAACTATATATTGAGGGCGAATTAAGAACCCGGAGTTATGACGACGCCAACGGCGTTAAACGGTACATTACCGAGGTGGTCGCAATCAATATGGAAATGTTGACCCCGAAAGCCGCCGGAACGATGCAAACGCCGCCGCCGCCCGTCCCGGATAGTCCCGCCCCGGATGCAACCGACGATTTACCATTTTAACAATGGCACATACTTTTAGCAAATCCGCCAATGTTTTTATTGATAATAATATTAAAACCAAAACCAACATACAGGCGGCAGAAATAGCGGTAAATATGGCGGTTAATGATGTTGTTAATATCGCAGAACAAATGTTGGTCGAATTTTGCCCGCATAAAGAAATATGCACCCGACAATATCAAAGGGGCGGTTGTGATTGTTCGTATTTATACCAACGAATGAACCGTATAAAAGGGGATGAAACATTGTGTTATAGTAAAAAGTAAAAGATATGGGAGCGATTAACGGACGGGTTATTTATAGCCCAAAGGGTAAAGCGTTGGAATACGCAGAGAACGCCGCCAATTTTTACGTCGGTTGTTCAAATGGTTGCACATACTGTTATTTGAAAAAAGGCAGGGGCGCAAAAGTGTTGGGCGGGAATCGCCCGGAGTTGAAAAAATCGTTGCGGGAACCGCCATACGCTTTGGATATATTCAAGAACGAATTATTGGCGCATAAACCGGAATTGCAAAAAACGGGGTTGTTTTTTTCATTTACAACCGACCCATTGTTGCCGGAAACCGAACGATTGACCCGCCAAGCGGTCGGCGTTTGCCAACGGCACGGCGTCCCGGTTAAGATACTTACGAAATGCGCAACCGGGATAGACCGATTTATTGACTTTGCCGAGGCGTCCGAGGGTTGGGACAAATCCCGCATTGCAATTGGCGCAACGTTGACCGGGTGCGACGAATTGGAGCCGAACGCAGACCCGAACCAATACCGTATCGGGGCGTTGGTACGGGCAAAGCGGCACGGGTTCCGCACCTTTGCAAGTGTCGAGCCAATCCCGTCGGGGGCATTTCATAGGGCGTTTGCAGTCGTCAAAGTGGCGTACCCGGTTGTTGATTGGTTTAAAATCGGCTTACAAAGCGGGGTTAAACGCCAATATACCAAAGAAGAAATCCGGTTGTTTTTCAATGCCATATCCCAATATTGGGCGGAACATGAGAACAACCCCCGAATTTATTGGAAAGATAGTTTTATTGAGGCGTTGGGAATTGACCGGGAAACATTGCGCGGTTATTGCGTCGCCGCAAATTGGGATTTGTTCGCATGAAAACGCAGGAAATCCGGGTTGAGGTTCCCGCCGATTGTCGATTGGTTGGAGTAAGGACGGACGGCGATGTTGCGGTTATCATTTACGAACCAATCCAAAACGTCCAGCAAATTGGGTTCATTCATTACCCGGAACCGGGCGAAATTGATAACGAAAAGGAGGAATAAAAATGCAGTTTAACAACAAAGATTACAACCCCGCCCAACACGACCGTTGGCGGGCTTTGACCGTCAAAAATCCATACGCAACCGATTTGGTTACGGCGGCATACATGGACGACGACGGGAATGTTTACGGCGTCAAGTCGATAGAGGTACGAAGCAAAAACACCCAATACCGGGGCGACATAATGGTTTGTTCGTCTGCCAAACCGGAAATTGCCGGATTGGGAAACGGGGTTACTTTGGGTTTGTGCGAGTTGTACGATGTTAAGCCCGTCGCCGAGTTTACCCCGGAAGATTGGGCAAACACCCGAATACCGGAGGAAAAGCGCAAGCACATTACAAAGGGTTACGGGTGGTTGATGCGCAACCCCCGCCGGGTTGTTGAGTTCCCAATAAAGGGACAGTTGGGGATTTACAATTTGATTTACACAAAAGGGGTTATTGTCGAATATCCAACGGCAATGGTTATGGATAAAAAAGGTTATGAATTAGCAAAGGAGGCAAACAATGAGTAAAAAGGAAATCGGAGTTATCCAAAACAATGGCGACGTACATACGGCGCAAATCGGGTTCCATATCGGGCGGGTCGGCGTCACTGTTTACGTCCGGGAATATTGGAAATACAAAAGTTGGTTTATCGTTCCCGGCGTTACCGTCGATACGGTCAACGGTTACGACCGTTTTGTTGACGTCGAATTGAAAGTATTGTTTATCGGGGTCGGCGTCCGCTTTATATGGATTAAACGAAAGGTAAAACCATGAAAGCCCGGTTAATTTTGCTATCTTTGGCAACCGTATTGTTGTTGTCGTGTAACGCAAGCGACGACGAAATAATGAATTATCAATTTAAAAACGAGGCGATGAAAACAGAAACAAAAACCGTTACCAATCATATTTCCGGGGTTATCCAAATGAACGCCGCCCAATTTGATTGCGAGATTATCGAAATCGGGTTAGCGGGCCGCGATGCCGTGCGTATTTCCGTAAAGGGAACCCCGGAAAATTTGGACGCCCTATTTGCATACGTGAATGAGAGTACGGGAACCGCGACCGTTTGACCCGGATAAGGAGTACAAGCCGGGGGAACGTTGCACGTATAACGGGGTTGTGCTTATCGCCGAGGTTTGGACGAAAGCCGCACAACGATTGCACGAACAAAACCCCGTTATATTCCCGTGTCGATGCGCACGTTGCAAAATTGAGAGAACCGATTGCCCGTTTACCGGGCGGCATTGCGACCGTTACAGCCGGAACGACCGTAAGCAAATATATTTCCGGCAATTGTTTCATAAATTCAAAAAGTAGAGCGATGAAAAGCAAATTAACCCCTTTCGACGGGGAGTTGTTGGTTATGATTGCCGACATTATGAAAGTCGAACCCACGGTTGAGGAAAGCGCAACCATATACAAAATTTCCGTTCCGATTGGGGATAATTCCCCGGACACAGTTACGGCGATGCAAAATGCCGTCCGGGGGCGATTGGGTAAACGGTTAATCATGTTAAACGACGTCGATAATTGCAAAGAATATTATGTTGCCTATGTTGACGACGCCGAAAGCATGGCGGACGAAATCCGCACCGAGTACGACGCCCCGGACGCCACGGCGGGAACCCGGTATTGCAGAACCTTAAAAGAGGTTGACGCAATCCAAGTTGACCGGGATAATTTGGAAACCCTCAAACGATTTACCGGAGGCGGCACAATGACGATACCCCGGACGCCCGGAGGCATTGCCAAATATTCGTTCCCGTCCGAAAACGGCGTTATGATTAACGCCCCGGAAACATGGGTTATTATCCGGGAAAGCAACGGGCGTTTCTCTATTATGAGCAAAAAGGAGTTCGACCGGGATTTTGAACCCAAAGAGTAACGAACGTTGCGAGAATTGCGAGGCGGAAAAGCCCGCCGAGATAGACAGATTAACAACTAAAAATTAAATTGAGTGATGACCAAAGAAAAGAGTTTTGCACAGGAATTGGCGGAATTGATTAACCGCCACGGTATCGACAACGATTTGAATACGCCGGATTGGGTGTTGGCAAATTTGTTGGTTAGCACGTTGAACGCCCAAAATGAATTGCAAGTTGCCGCCGCTGACGGGGTACGCAATGACGCCCCGGACGACGACGATGTTTGTAATTATCCGGCGTGTACTTTGCGCCGAGCAATGGAGGCAAAAGGAGCCGCCCGCCCGAAGGGTAAAAGGGAGTACCGCAAGCCGCAAGCGTTCGACGTTCCCAAAGAGGTTGCCGGGGTTGCGGAATTAATCGCCGAGTTGTTCCCCGGTGCGAAAATCGAATTGCACCGTATCGACGTCCCCCGGAATAATCCCCGGAACCGTCGCCGAAATAATAACAAACGAAAGGGAGGGCAAAACAATGGATAATCCACAGCCGGAAAAGAGGTGCGAAACGTGCCGACATTTCAACCCGCAATTCCCGGTTAATGGAAAACCCGCCCCGGTATGTTTGGCGATAAAGCAGACGAAAGGGGGTAACGTGATTACCAACCCCCGTGGAACATTACCCCGGTTCCGTTGTTCAAACGGACGGTACGAAAGCCGATATTAACAGAGAGCAAACACCCCGGAAAACAAAGCCGGGGTTTTGCCGTTTATATACATGAGAGTACAAACGTTTGGCAATGCACCGGAAAAGCCGTAAATTTGCCCGGTATAAATCTATAAGGGAAGCGGAAAGAAAAACGGGAATAAAAAATATAACGATTACCCGATGTTGTAAAGGAGTGTATAAAACGGCGGGCGGGTATGTATGGGAATACGATTTGACGATTAAGGAGGTTTGACGATGAAAAAGAGAAAGAAGCCATTAGGCTACAATAAACGTTCCGAGGAACAACGAATTTATGATATTCGGTTTTGTGCCGATTTGTTTTTGCGTGGGTATTCGTACCGGGAAATTGCGGACGCATTGAACCGGGATTTGTCCGCCCGTGGAATGGGTTATACAATAACCTTTCAAATGGTTTATTACGATTTGCAACAATGTCTTATCGAATGGAAGCGGGAACGGTTGGAAAATATCGACGAATACGTTACACAGGAATTGCGCAAGTTGGATAAAATGGAGCAACAAACATGGGAGGCGTGGGAGGCGTCGAAAACCGGAAAAATGCGCACCAAAGAGAAAACCAACAAGGGGCGACCAATCAAAACCGATGCCGAGGACGGCTACCCGGAATATTACGGGTACAATGAAACCGCAACCGAAACGTCCGCCGGGAACCCCCGGTTTTTAGATTTGCTTTTGAATATCCAACAACGCCGGGCAAAGATGTTAGGATTTGACGCCCCCGTTAAAATTGAGATACCCGGATACAATGCCGGGACGGACGACGACAAACCCAAATACGATGTTAAGGCAATCCCGGACGATATGTTGTTTGCTCTTGCTGACAAACTGCAATCCGCCGAGTTCCAACGCACGGTTATTGAGAAAGGAGGGGTGCAATAATGGCAAAGAAAGCAACCGCCCCGAAAAGAGGCACGACCATAAACCAACAACCCGTCCATATATGCGACGATTGCAAGCACTCAAATTGGGTGCAATCGCATAGCAATTTAGATTGGAAGGGCAAACCGATTTGTTTAACGTGTCCGTTTGAACAATGGCATATCTTACGAGGTCGTAAGGCGTGCGGCAAATGGGAGCCAAAGCCAAAGGAGGTGCAACCATGACGAACGAGCAATTATTGACGATGTACGACGCAATCCGGCAACAACCGGATTTACTTGTTAAAGCGGCGGCACGTAAACGCCTTATCAACTTTGCCCGGTATATGCAAACCGATTTGGTATTGGAGCCGTTCCACGTCGTTTATTATACCCTTTTGGATATGTTCGCACACGGGCAAATCCGCAAAATGATAGTTCAGCAACCCCCGCAACATGGTAAATCGGAGGGGTCGAGCCGTAAGTTACCCGCATTCATGTTGGGGTTAAACCCGGACACTAAAATTTGCATTGGGTCGTATGCGGCGACAATCGCACGGGATTTTAACCGGGACGTCCAACGGATAATCGACACGCCCCGGTATCGTGAATTGTTCCCGGATACCTTTTTGAACGGGTCAAACGTCGTAACAATGGCAAATACCTATTTGCGCAATTCGGATGTTATCGAAATGGTCGGGCGTAAGGGTTCGTTGCGTGTCGTTGGTCGTGGCGGTTCGCTTACGTCTAAAACCGTGGACGTTTCGATATTGGACGACGTGTATAAGGATTACGCCGAGGGTAACAGCCCGATTGTAAGGGCGGCGGCGTGGAAATGGTACACGACCGTTGTACGAACCCGTTTGCACAATGATAGTCAAGAATTGATTGTTTTTACCCGTTGGCACGACGACGATTTGATTGGACGGATTGAAAAGAGCGGGGAAATAATCATTGATGTAACGTGTTGGGCGGACTTGCAGAATATACCGCCGGGCGCATGGGTGCGTATCAATTTCGAGGCATTGAAAACCGGACAACCGACCGAGATAGACCCCCGCCCCGTTGGTGCGGCATTATGGGAGGGACGGCACAACCGTTTGAAGTTGGAGGCGCAAAAGGCATTAGACCCGGTACAATTTCAATGCTTGTATCAGGGCAACCCCGGTTCCGCCGAGGGTCGATTGTACCAACCTTTCAAAACGTGGGTTGAAAAATCCGATTACGGCACGTACATTCGTTCCGGCGCATACATTGATGTTGCCGATGAGGGGGACGACCTTTTGTTTGCCGCCACGTATGACATATACAAGTCGGACAACATGGTTTTCAACGAACAAACAAAGCGCATGGAGCCGTTATTGTTCGCCCTTATTACCGACATGGAAATGACGGACGAAAACACCGACGTAACAACCGTAACCGTCCCGGCAATGATAAACCGGAACAGCACGCAAAAAGTATGGGTTGAGAGCAACAACGGCGGTGCGGGTTACGAAAAGGTTATTAAAAAGAAAATCCGGGCAATGACCGACCCGTTTTATCAAGGGGGAAACAAAGAAAGCCGGATTGTTACGGCGTCCGCAATGGTAAACCAACACGTTATAATGCCGTTCGGTTGGGAAACCCGATATAAAGCCGTGTACGACCATGTAACGGCGTTTTTGCGCAACTTTGACGCTAACATCCACGACGACCCGGAGGACGGATTGACGGGGATATACGAAAAGGAAATTGCAGACGGCAATGTTGCACCATATAGCCACGAACGCCGGGGGGTCAAAAAGCGCAATTAAAAACATTTGCGATATATGCAAGTTATTTATCGGAAAAAGTTTATAACTTTGTAGACGATAAGAACGGGTAAAGGGACAACCCAATTTTAATAACAAGATTTTTAAACGTTTAAAAGCAAAAGATTATGATTTGTAAGTGTCCAGCGGCGGCGGCTTTGCCCGATGTACCCGCCATTACTTGCGCCGAAAGTTTCGGGCAAATCCAAAAGGTAGCGTTTCAACGTCTGACAAAGGCGGACGGAACCAAAAACAGTTTCGCAAAGGCGGCGGCAATTGGTTTGCTTGCGTCGTGGACGCCGAAATTGTCAGCGAACGACGACACGAAGATTGTCGTTTCCCCGTATATCCAAGCACCGACCGCCGAGGCGGGAGCCGCCCGAACATTCGGAGGCGGTAACGAAACGTTGGGAGGCGTGGAAGAAATCATTGGCAGGGAGCCAACCCCGTTTACCGGAGTTATCCGCAAAGCCCCGCAAGCCGTAATTAAGGCACTCAAAGAAATGCAGTGCGAAAGTTGGGGCGACAATTTGGGCGTTTTCCTCTTTGATGAAAACGGCGCAATCGGAGCGATTGAGGACACCGGAACCGCCGGAACGTATTACCCGATTCCCATTCGTTCGCTGTTTATCGGCGACAAAACATTGGGAGGGTTGGAAGCACCGGACAGCAACGCAATTTCGTGGTCGTTTTTGCCGAATTGGTCGGACGATTTGGCAATTGTCACCCCGGAATTTAATCCGCTTACGGATTTGAAAGTTGTTGTTGAACCCGGCGGATAATGGGAGCCAAAACAACAAAGGTTAGGTTGGTTTGTCCGGCGCACAACCTTTCCGACGAATTTACAATTGAACACGCCAACCGCTTGTTACGGATGCAAAACAACGGCGGTTGGCAATTACCCAAAGACAGCGATTTTAAATTTACCAACAGCAATGGGATTGAGCATAGACGAAATAAGAAAGCGGATAACGGAGCCGAGGAAAAGGGCAACGATTAGCCGGGCGGTTTACCACCAAAACCGTATCAATTTCCACGCTCAAACCCGTATTACGTCGTTCGACATTTGCCAACCCGTAACGGATTTTTTGGCATTTGTCGGCAACCTATTGCCCGCCGATAAATTTAAGATGTTCAAAACATTGTTCCGTTATCCCGTTACAACCAACGGGGTAACGGGCATTTGTTTTGATAAGTTAAGCCGCATTTTTGACGGTCGTAACCCGGCGTTCAACTATCAGTTTATGAATAGCGAACAACGGGACGATTGGGAGTATTACCGCCAAGATGTATTGCATGAACCGGAGGTTTGGAGCAATAAGGGTTGGGAGTATTTCCAAACCGAAATAAACAGCGTCTTAATTGTCGATATGCCGACCGAGCAAGCCCCCGGCGACAAATACCCCGCCCCGTACTTTTATTGGCTACCTATTGCGTCCGTGATTGATTACCGAGCCAACCCAACAACCGGGTTAATGGATTGGATAATTTTCAGACAGGACAATAAAAGGATTGCCGTAATTGACAACGAGCAATACCGGATATTCCGGGAAGCCAAGGGCGGAAATATTGGGGAATTGCTTGTTGAAAGCCCGCACGATTTGGGGTATTGCCCCGCCCGTTTCTTTTGGACGGAACCGTTGAGCCTCAAAGAACCCGATATTAAACAATCCCCGCTAACAAAGCAATTGGAGGCGTTGGATTGGTTTTTGTTTTACCATATCAGTAAACGCCATTTGGATTTATACGGGTCGTATCCGATATATTCCGGGTATGAACAAAGTTGCGATTTTAGCAATGCCGAGAATGGCGACTATTGCGACGGCGGGTTTTTGAAAGACAAACAAGGATTTTACCGATTGGACGCCGCCGGGTTGCTGTTACGTTGCCCAAAGTGCGGGGAAAGCCGGATTAACGGCGTTGGCTCTTTTGTCGAAATCCCGATACCGGACGGGGACAAACAACCCGATTTGCGTAACCCGGTACAAATGTTGACCGTTGACCGTGGGAGTTTGGATTATAACGTCGAGGAGGAGGAGCGTTTAAAGAACAATATCATTACATCCGTCGTTGGAACCAACGAGGAGGTAACGACACGGAACGCCCTCAATGAACAACAAGTATTGGCAAATTTTGAAAGTCAAAGCACGATATTAAACCGGATAAAGAAAGGGTTTGAGGCGGCGCAACAATTCGTCGATGAAACGGTTTGCCGTTTACGTTACGGGTCGTTGTTCGTGTCGGCAAAAGTCAATTACGGAACCGAGTTTTATTTGTCGAATGCCACGGAGTTACGGGAACGATACAAGGTTGCCAAAGAGAGCGGCGGAAGCGAGGCGGAATTGGACGCCATGCAGAACCAAATTTTGGAAACGGAGTACCGGAACAATCCAACCCAATTGCAACGTATGTTGATATTGTCGGAATTGGAGCCGTACCGCCATTTGACCCGGAACGAGGTGTTGGATTTGTACGGGCGTCAGATTATCGACGAAACGGATATGCGTATTAAGTTGGATTTTGCTAACTTTGTACGTAGATTTGAGCGTGAGTATTTAAACATTTTGGAATTTGGCTACAATATGCCGTATAATTCCAAAATAGAGTTTATAACTAATAAATTTAAAGAGTATGCGAGTGAAAACAGAAACCGAGGGTAAAACAAAGGACGTGTCGGTTGCCAACGTAACCCCGGAAAACTACATTGTCCCGGACAATGAGAAACATTTGTATCATTGCGTTATTGAGGTGCGCAAGTTCGACAGCGAAACAGGCAAACGCCTTTCCGTTCCGAGGGTACAGAAATTCGGCAAAAAGATGTACGAAAACAACGTTGCCGAAAATCTGAAAAAGCAGGGGTACACGGTCGTTGTATTGCACGACCCGAACGAATGGTTGGCAGACCAAGCCGAGGAGAACAAAGCCAAAGCCGCCGCCGACGCAAAGGCAAAGGAGGAGGCAGACGCCAAAGCGAAAGCCGAGGAAAAAGCTGCATTGAAAGCCGAAATTTTGGCAGAATTGAAAGCGGCGGGAGTTATCCCGGCGGAACCCGCCAAAGGCACAAAAAACGACGCCAAAGCGAAAGCCGAGGAAAAAGATGAGGGGCGGAAGTAACCGATTTTATTAACTAATAATCAAAGGGTAAGATTATGGCATTAACAAGTGATGTATTAAAGGCAAATGCGGTATTATCCGGTTTGACCGACGAACAAATACAGGCGATAACCACGTTGTCGCAAAACGACGAAAACACCGTAATTGCTCAAAAGACGGGCAAAATTTACGGGGATTTGGACGCCGATATTTTGGCGGCAACCGGAGTAGCCAAGAACGGCACGGAAAAAACATACGATTACGCAAAACGTGTATTGTCGGAGTTCAAAGCGAAAGCCGAGGGCGCAAACGGATTGTCCGCCCAAATCGACAGTCTGACGAAAGAAAAGGCACGTTTGGAAAAGGCGATTGCCGACGGCGCAACCGACGCCGAAACCGCAAAGGCTTTGAAACAGGCAAAGGCGGATTTGACGGCGGTACAAACGCAGTTCAACGACCTAAAAACCAAATACGACGAAGCCGAACAAAAGTACCAAAACGAGTTGTTCGGCGTTCGTATTGAAAGCGCATTGCAAACGGCGGTTGCCGGGATTAAGTTCAAACCGGAGTTGCCGGAAAGCGCAACAAAGGTTCTTTTGTCGCAAGCAATCGACAAAATCAAAGCGATGAACCCAGAATATATCGACGACGGCAAAGGCGGCAAAGTATTGGCGTTTAAGGACGAAACGGGCGCACTTATGCGCAATCCGAACAATCAGTTGAACCCGTACACCCCCGCCGACCTTTTGACCCGTGAATTGGAAACAATGGGTATTATCGACAAAGGACGCCAAGCGGCGGGCGGCGGAAGCACACCCCCGGCGGGCGGTTCCGGCGGAATCGGCGGCGGTGCAATCAGCATTTCCGGCGCAAAAACAAGGGTTGAGGCATACGACGCAATTACACAGTCTTTGCAGGGTCAAGGCTTGCAAGTCGGTACAAAACAGTTCGACGACGCAATGACGGCGGCGTGGAAAGAAAACAATATTGCGGCGTTGCCGGAAAAGTAAAGTAACCACGGGTAAAGGGTAAACCCGCATTCAATAACAATTAAAATTTTAAAAGTATGTCATTAATCGCAACAAGATTGCAGGATTGGCGAGTTGAAAACCCGGAATTAGACCGTAATATGACCCGCCCGTGTGAGTATGGCGCATTGGATTTTTTCATTGAACAAACCAACGCCCCGTCCTCAATCATTAACCCCAATTTGCGCGACCGTGCGTTTGCGTCAATGGGCAATACCGTACAAATTCCCGTAATTAGTTACGACGAAAATGTACAGGTATCCAACACCCGGTCGTGTGTTATCGCCGATAACGAAAACACGTCCGCACTTGTAACCGTCGTTTGGGCAACCTATGCGATAGGCTTTACAATGGTTCCCGCCGCATACATGAACAACGAAATTTCGTATGAACATGATTTTTTGCGGAAAATGGAAAAAACGACCCGTGCGTTGGCAAACTCTTTGGATGCCGCCGGGGTTGCCGCTTTGGAAGCCAACAAAACGCAGGTTTTCAAAACGTTGCTCAACTATACGCGGACGGGTAACAGTATCCAAGTTCCGGTACAAATGGCGACCGAGATTTTGGGCGACGTAAACCCGATTATGCGGGCAAACTGTTACCCGGAGTATATCCACATTATCGGCAACGCCGGGGTTGATAGCCTTATCCGTAAACTTGCGCAACACGGCATTTACAACGACGTAAACAAGCGCATGGAGTACGACAACAAGGTTATCCACTATACCAACAACGTTGTTGACGAAAGCGGTAAAATGGGTTCGTTCTATGCAGTTGCAGACGGAAATGTTGGTATCCTAACCCGTGTTGACCGTGAAGCGTTGCGCCGTGCCCGTGCGAATTTCCACGAATGGGACATTGTACGTTTGCCGTACATTGATTTGCCCGTTGGGTCGCACTATTACACAGGCGTTGGCGACCAATCGGCAATCGCAGGGGCGGCAACGGAAGATTTGACGTGTGCCGTTAAGGAGTATTTCGGATTTTCGGTTGACGTGGCGTTTATCGTTGCTTACAATAGCGACCCAACGACCATTGCAAACCCGATTATC